AACTTCTGCGGCTCGCTCGGAGAGAGCGCGGCGATGGTCGAGGTGTCCTTGACCTTGTTGATGACGGTGGTGACGGCCTCGCGGGGGAGCGTCACCTTGGTGGTGTCGTTAGCCATTTCGGCCTCCTATTCCTTTCCGAGGAGCTGGCGGGTGAAGCCGCGCAGCCCCGAACCGTCCTTGCCCTCGCCGTGGTCGAACTGCCCTGGCTTATCGACCTTCGCGGCGGGCTTCTTCTTGAAATGGGTGAGCATCTTGTCGGCGAACGCCTCCATGGACTCCTTGTCATCGCCCACGATCAGCTCCACCGGGACGCCCTTCTTCTCGGCGACCTCGGCCGCGAGCTTCGCGCGCTGCTCGGCCTTCTCCTTCTCGTCCAGCCGCTTGGTGAGGTCTGCGATCTGCTCCTCGGCGGTCTTGCCCGCCTCGCGAGCCTTCTCCAGCTCGTCTGCTGCCGAACGGTTGGCCTTGGCCTGCTTCTCCCACTTGCGGGAGTGCGCCTTCTCCGCCTCGTAGAGCGCCTTGTAATCGGGTTCCTTCTCCTCGCCGTGCGGCTCGTTGTCGCCCGCGCCCTCCGGGGGCTTCACCTCGTCTGCCATGTCGCTTCTCCTTCCCGCGCCGTGCGGCGCGCCCGGCTCGCCGTGCGGCTTGCCGAATACGTCTCTTCAGATGCCGTGCGGCATCTCGCGGGAGATTGTCTTTGGTGCGTGAGATTTGGCAGATTTCCGAGGTATTGGGTATAATTGCGGTGAGGAGCGATTCCTACCCGGGTTCAGGTCACGGGTGTCTGGGCGCTCCTCATTCTTATTTCGGGCGCTTCATCCTCGTGAGCGTTCCGTCATCGCCCATTACCAGAACCTCATCGATGTACTCGTAGTCGCCCTTCTCGAACGTCTCGGCGACCCATTTGCAAACGTCCTCGGCCGGCGCGTGGTTCCTGGTACAGGAGATGAGCAGTTTCGACGTTCCCTTGTCGCGAGCCTTCCAGAACTGAGTTCTCACCGTGTGCTCGCCGTTGTATCCCTCGGGAACCTTGAACTCCCACACGACCCCGCACAGACGAGCGTCGGCCGTTTTCACGCCCTTCTTGTTGACCTCTTTGATGAACTCGACCGCGAACCCGCTCTCGGCCAGCGCTTCGGAAACGTCGCGCTCCTTCGGAAGGGGCTTCGCTCCGCGCTCCTTCGTGATCTCCGGAATCTTCCCGGTCGTGAACCACTCCGGGTCTCGCGTCTCTATCTCGTCGGAGACGCGCTTGTTCACGTAGGCGTCGAACGCATCCCCCGCCTTGTTCCCGTGCTTTGCGATGTAGCTGTCCCGGTACTCCTTTGGGAGCGCGTCCCACTCGGCGCGTATTCCGTCGCGCCCGCCTAGGGTGGACAGGCACTCGTTGAGCCTTCCGTACATCCGCTCGGGGTCGTAGCCGCGAACGGTAGCGTCCCCGAAGCTGGGGACTACGCGGCAGTTGCACTTGCGGTGTGAATGGCTCGCCGCAGATTCGCTCGTGTACTGGAACCCGAAGCTGGCCAGCATCAGGCAGAACCCGCACGTCTCGCCAACGGGAACGCGGGCATAGAGTGGCTTCGCCGGGTCTCGCCCGGCGTTGTAGGCCACGCACTGGTTTGACGCGCGGCGCATCTCGGTGTCAACGCGGTCAAGCGCCTCGCGCCTGAACCGCTCAACGTCTCCGTCTGCGGCGAACTGCACGATTGCCCTTATCGCGCCCTCCGTTGCCTTAGGGTCTCGGCGGGAGTCAACCACGGCGCGGTACTTCCTGCGAACCATCTGCGCCTCGCGCGATGCGTCGTAGAACTCGGCGGCGCGCGCGGCCGATAGGTCTGTGTACGTTGAGAGCAGGGCGTCGAGGACGGCGAACGCGGCCGTCCTGAGGTCGGCAACGTCCTCGCCGTCCCACTCCGCTATCACCTGCCCGATGGCGATGCTCGCCTGGCGCTGCGCCGCCTCGGAGAGGGCGTTCACCTCTCGCGTCAGCTCATCAAGCAGGCTGCTCGGTATCTCCACCGTCATCCTCCTTCGGTGCCAGCAGCGACATCACGGCGGCGCTCGCCTGAGCCTTCTTGTTGTCGCTCTCGATGCGCTGCATCTGCTCGTCCGTGAAGTCGAGCATTTCGAGCATCACGTCGGAGTTCGCGAGCTTGGGGATGGCCTGAACCTGCTTCAGAACCGCGTCGCTCTGGCTCACCACGGACGGGTAGGCCGGGGACATGAATCGGGGGTTGACGTTCCTGCCGGCGTCGCGCTCCGTCTCGTAGTCCGTGCCGTGCTTTACGGCGAGAGCCATGTAGGCGACGTTCCGGAGGGCGTTGCCGTTGTCGCGGTTGAGGTTCTTGGCGTCGATTACCAGAGGCTCCAGGGACGCGGCGATGGCATCGGAGGAGCTGGGGTTGTCGTTGCTCACGCCGAAGAAGCTGACCGGCACGTTGGTGACGCTCGACATCTGGCACGCGAGGTTGCGGAAGTACTCGCTGAGGGGTGCCATCTGGAGCTGCGCGGACTGCCAAATGCTCGGGGAGTCCCCGTCGCTGTCCTTGGTCACCTCGTTGATTGCCCCCATGGAAGCGTCGTACTTGTTCTCCTTGTTCGTGATGCGCTTGTCGGTTCCGAGGAGCCACATCTGAGGGAGCGTCGAGGACTCCGCCGCCACCTCCATGCGTGCGCGCTGCCTGATCGCATCGTCCGTGATGCTCATAACGGAGCGCGTGATGCGCGAGGAGCCGAACGGGCGCTCTAGGGTGGCACCGTAGGGCATCGGCTCCATGAGCGGGCGACCCATGGAGTGCTCGCGGTACTCGGCCTCCCAGTTTCCGTCCCTGCTGCGGAGAACGATCACGGCGTCCTTGGTGTAGACCTCGATGAGCGTGGGCTTGCGCGTCACCGCGCTTCCCGCCACGGCCTTGGACTCGGCCACCACGAGGCCTGCGCGGATGGCCTTCAGCGAATCGTCCCATAGCGCGACGGCGGCGGTAGCCGGGTACGCGCTAATCACGGGCATACCGCCATCGCCCTCGGATACCGTCCAGAAGCCGCAGCAGTGCTTCAGCTCGCAGATGAGGTTCTTGCGGTAAAGCGCCTCCATGCAGTTGGCCGCGCATATCTCCCTAAGCTCGTCGGTGGTCGCATCGTCGTCGGTGGTGAACCCGTCGAACATGCTCCTGTCAGCCAGGGCGTGGACGGCCTTCTTCGGCCAGTCGATGCGCGGGTCAATCTTCCTCGCAAGGCTCTTAGGCATGGCGATGCCGAGGTCTTTCACGCGCACGTGGCCGAGATAGTACTTCTCGCGGAGGAGGTTGCGCGGGCGCTTCTTGCGCCACAGGTTCATCAGCTCGAATACCGTCTCCCTGTCCTCGGGTTCGAGGTTGGCGGCGGAGGAGACCCCGGCCGCGAGGTTCATGTCGATGTTCATCAGAAACTTGCCTCCTGTACTCTTTGCGGGTCTCTCCTCGTAGTTCGCGCCGCGTAGAGCGCGAGGGATGCCGATTCGATGGGCGCGGAGATGCTGTTCGCGCCGTCTCCGAAGCCCCAGCCGTCGTGGCCGATGTCTCGGCGCACCGACTTCATGGCGGACTCATCGAGGGCGGGCGATGCGATGTGGCCGAGCGTCCCGGCGTTCACCTCGTCCCGGAGCATCGTGGCCGCGCTCTGCACCACGGCGGCGGAGCTTGGGATGATGGCCTTCTTCGGGAACCTGCCGTCATGGAGCCGCTGCACGAGGGCGGCCGCGCCGGTCTTTCCGTCGATGCAGACGGCCGCGATCTCGTCCTTGTTCCTGAGGAGCATGTCCGCGATGTTCGCCGTGCCGCCGCCCGCGCCCTGAACGTCGTAAAGCTCCACGTACGAGCTTCCGCCCTTCACGGCGCGCGCCCATGAGATGGCCACCGTCCCGCCGTCCGCCGTGAACTTCACGCCGAACGCGAGCTTGCCCTCCGTGGTTCCCGCGTCGCGCTGGCACTCCAGCCATTTGGAGCCGTCCAGCGCCACGTTCTGCACGCCGCCCACCGGAGACCACCATCCAAGGCGCTCGCGGGCGAACACATCGGGCTGCATCTGCTGGCACTCGCCCTCCACGGCGGAGATGTCGATGAGCGTCCCAAGGGAGGGGTTGCACTCGTACCACCTAGCGCGGTCGGTCTTGTCCCCTATCTCCGATGCAGCCCACTCGACCCATGCCATCTCGGAGCGCCCGTCGTGAACGGCGTCGTGGAGGTCGCGGAACACCGTCCCCTTGTTCTCCGGTGCCGGCGGCGTCCCGAGGTAGATGGTCTGCGGGTTGTGCTTCGCGCCGGCGGAGATGGCGGGGAGCGACGCCGCCTGCTGGCTGTTCGTGAGGTCTTGCGCCTCGTCGTAGATCAGAACGTCGTAGGTCTTTCCTCGCGCCAGGGAGTCGGTGCGCGTGGTGAAGCGGATGAGGCCGCCGTTGTTCAGGCGTATGGCCTGCTGGCCGTTCGTCTTGCGCACGGTTTTCAGGAGCGCGTGAAGCTCCGGCTCGTCCTCGTCCTCGAACGGCTCGGCGAGCCTCTGGAACATCTCGTCTGAGGTGTCGCCGTGCTGGCAGGTGTATAGAATCTTCTCGCCGCTGAGTGCGCCGTAGAAGCAGCGGGCGCGAACCACCCAGCTCTTGCCGTTCTGGCGCGGCACGGAGATTCCCATGGTCTTTGCGATGAACTGGTCCCGCTCGTCCCTGGCGAGCATCACGTCGAGGAGGTGCGGCTGCCACGGCATGGGTTCGCCGAAGTAGGCCGATGCCAGGCGCGCGACCATCTCGCCGTCGCCGCTCAGGCTCTCCGGAATGTTCGCCTCGTACGTCGGTGTCTGCCTCGAAATCATGCGCCCGCCGCCTTCCGCGCCTTGGCCTCGCGGTCGGTGAGCACCATCGTGAGGAGCTTGGCGTTGGCGCTGCGCGGCTGCTGCGGGACGGGCGAGGCGGCGCGGCACCGGGGCGAGATTCCCAGGAGGTCTGAGAGCGCCCTGATCTGCGCCGTGGCCTCCTTCAGCACGGAGAGCGCCGGGTTCTTGCGAACCAGCGGCACGCTGCTCCCGTCCTTCGCCTTGTACGGCTTGGTTCCTATGCGGTCGAATATGTTGATATGGCCGTCGCCCTTGGCTATCGCCTCCTGCGCCTGCTTGGCCACGGCGTGCCAGAAGCACAGGAGCCGGAGGTTCGGAACGTCCTGCTCCGTGAAACCGTTGTTTCCGTCAGGTGCAAGCTCCTCCCATATCGCGCTCTGAACGGGGTCTAGCGCGATGTCATCGGGCATGGAAACGCCCCGCTTGGTGTCAGCCATCGCGCCTCCCTTCGATTCGGGAGGAATGGTATTCGGGGCGTGAGATAGCCCCCCTATGTTCCGCAACGTGCCGGGGGGAAATCGGCCGTATGCCGCCGGGGCGGCCTCCCACCCCCGGGGAGGGGTAAACCCCCCTATGCCGGCGCTCGGCGCTAGAACAGCCGCGTGCGCACTATCGGCAGACCCCGCGCTCCCGCGTCGCCCGGCATCCTGTTTCCCCTGCGCTGGTTGCATATCCGGTGCGCGGCGTCCACGTTCGAGTAGTCGAGCGGGTTGCCGCCGCGAGACACCGGCACGATCTCGTCAACCTCGAAGCTCCACGGGTGGCCGGCCGGCAGCGAGTAGTCTATGGGCATGCCGCAGATGTGGCACGGCCTCCCCTCCGCCCTGAGCCTGTCCCTCAGCTTGCGGCGCGCGTTGCCGTTGCGCTTGCGCGGGTCACGCTTTCCCATGGCTCCCCCTCTCGCCCGGCTGGCTGTTCCTGCTCGTGAGGTGCCACATGTGGCAGTAGGGGCATCGGTACCAGTCCTGCCCCCATCGCGCCCCGAACCTCATTGCCGCGTACTCGCTCCGGAACGCCCGCTTGCGCTCGCCCCACTCGCCCTTCCGCGCATCCAGCACCGAGAATGGAGGCACGCCGAACCTATCGGCCAGGGATGCGGAAGGCTCCTCCTCGGCCATGCAGTCGGAAAGGTCGCACTCGAACCCGAAATCGCTCATGTCGAAGTCCTGCGCCAGCACGTCAAGCTCGTATGCCAGCATGTCCTCGTCCCACCCCGTCATCACGGTGGTCTGGTTGTCAACGAGGGTGAGCGCCCGCCGCTGCGCGTCCGTGAGGTCGTCGGCGAACACCACCGGAACCTCCTCCATGCCTATCGCCTTGGCAGCCGCCGCGCGGGCATGGCCGGCCACGATCTCCGCAACACCGTCCTCGTTGTGCCACGCGATGATGGGGTTGCGGAACCAGAACTCGCGTATGGAGTTGCCCACGGCCTCTATCTGTTCCGGCGTGTGTCGCTTCGCGTTGTTGTCGTACGGTTTGAGCGTTTCCAGTGGGACGCTCTCAACCTTCATCCTCATTCTCTCCTCCAATCGAAGCGCCCCCGCGCGTGACGGGGGCGCTGGTTCCTATCCGATGACGGCGCGGACGAGCCAGACGATGAGCGCCATCAATCCGATGGTGAAGCCGACTACGCACATCACGCACGTGAGGCAGCCGATGTACGCGCGAAACCTGATTCCCCTGCTGTCCGCTCCGAAATAGGTGTCCTTGTCGTACGGCATCACTCCTCACCCCCCAACTGGCTTCGCCACGTCCTGGATGAACCTGTCGTACATCTTGGCTCGCCTCGTGAACTCCTCGCGCTGCGCTCCGGTGGAAGCCTGGGCTTGAATCATGTACCAGTCGCGTATGAACGCGATGACCATCACCTGGAACTCGACCGTCATCTCACAGCCTCCAATCTGCGGTGCACACGGCTATGAGGAGCAGGGTCACCGCGATGGCACCGATGTAGACCCACTCCATCACTGGTCGCCCTTCTTTTTGTCGGCATAGATGCCGATGACGGCGAGGGCGACGATAGCCATTCCGCACAGCGCGAACCCAGCCCAGGGCGCTATTGCCATGCCGACGGCAACGGAAACGAGAATCAGACCAACGATGACCAGGCATCCGCTGGCGTTCTTCTCTTCCTCTGACAGCATGATCTTCTCTCCTATCCCTCGTAGGGGCGCTTCACCTCGCGCCCCTCGTTGTCGATGTACCAGACGTACACGGGCGCTCCGGTGTACGGCTCCTTGTACTGGCAGTAATGCCATTCCGCCACCTCGAACACCTCGCTCGCCTCCTCGACAACCTTCACGACCTGCGCCTTGCTCGGCTCAACCTCATCGAACACGCGCACGGAGCCGATGCGCAGCCACTTACTCTCCGGCCTCATCTCTCACCCTCTTCTCGTGCTCCCTCAGCTCCCGGTGGAGCGCCATGCGGACGCGGTTCACCGCGCCGAAGTCGCGAGACCTCTCCAGCCGCTCTATCTCGCGGCGGTAGCGCTCGATGATCTCGGCGCGCTCGTCCTCGGCGCTCACTCCTGCTCCTCGGCGATGGCATCCTCGTATGCCTTCCGGAACTCGGTCTCGAAGTAGCGTGCGAACCCCGCCTTGCTGAGCCACTTGGGCAGGTTGTAGTCGCGGATGTAGCCCTCGCAGAACACGTCGAACGGGACGCGCTCCCCGTCGCCGTCCGTAACGTCCGGCGCGTAGCTCGTGCAGTAGTCGAACAGCGCCTTGCGCCCCTTCTCCGTGACCAAGCGCTCCAGGCGGGTGGGTTCGGCGTTCAGGTTCGCCTCCATAAGCTCGACCTGAGCCTGAAGGCGCTCGTTCTCCTGGGCAAGGCGCTCGTTGGCGGCCTGCGCGGCCTCCAGCTCGGCGAGGACGTACTGCTCACAGGTGGTCACATCCATGGTTGTCTCCCTTCTAGGCGCGTATGCGCCTCACTGTTCCTATTCCGAGGCGGGCGATCTCCCACCCGCCGAACTCGTAGAGCATCGGGCTTGCCGCCCCGTATTCGCGAAGAAGCTCACCGCTCCACCACGCCTCCGCGTACTCGTCGGAGTCCCACACCCACTCGATGCGCATGAGGCCGCTGTGGCACTCGCCGTGGCACCCGGTGGTTCCGCTGCCGCACAGGGCGATGAGAGCCGGCCGCAGCTCGTAGCCGTGGAGGGTGAAGCCCTTGTTCCGGCCTCCCATGCCGACGTTCGGCACGTGGTGGGCGTTGGTGGCCGGCCTTCGGCAGAAGGCGCAGCGCGCCTCATCGTCAAGCCGGTTCGTGCGCACGCCCCTTCCCTCGTAGCGAGCGCCGATGCTGGGCATGCCGAACTTCTGCGCCGCATCGACGGAGAGTCCGCGAAGGAGCGACGCGGGAGGGACGTAGCTCATGCCAGCCTCCTGTCCCCGCCGCCCATCTGGATGCGCTCGCACGCCCCGCCGAGGCGCGAGGCGATGCGCATGCCGGGCATGCCGCCCCATCGGTCTCGAAGCTCGCCCAGGCTGAAGTTGCTCGTTACGATGGTGGGAAGCCCCGATGCCACCCGGGCGTCGATGAGGCCGGTGATGGTCTCCATAGCCCACTCCGTGGGGCGCTCCACGCCGAGGTCATCGAGGGCGAGGAGGCGGTAGCGCTCGGCGCGGTAGATCGTCCCCCTCTCCCCTCCGTCCCACTCGGCCTTGACGGCGTCGAGCAGAGCCTTGGCGGTGACGAGGCGGGCGTCCCATCCGGCCATGACGGCCATCCTCACGGCAGCTGCGGCCGCGTAGGTCTTGCCCCTGCCGGGAAGCCCCCAGAGGTACGTCCCACGGCCGTCCATGGCGCGGCGGTACGCCTCCTCGCCCACGGAGCACGCCGCCTCGGCGTAGGTGCCGCGAAGCCCGGCCTTGCGAAGGCGGCTCTCGATGATCTGCCGCCTCATCTCCCGGTACTCGTCCGTCTCCTCGAACGGCACGGGCTTTGCCGGCGCAACGCCCTCGGGAGCCTTGAACCCCTTCAGCGCCTCAGAGAGCCGAGTACTCATCGCTTCCTCCCTTCTTCGTCTCCCGGCAGTCGCGGCGCACCCAATCGCGCACCGCCGCCTTCCAGTCCCTCATCGCGTTACGCCCCACCTTCCAGCCGTTGGCGGTGTAGTAGTCGATGAACCGCTCGGCGTCGAAGCCCCCGGGGTCTAGCCCCTTCTGCTTCGCATACGAGTCCGCGTAGCCCCGAACGTCGGCGAGGGCGGGTGGTGCGAAGCGCCTCACACCCTTGGTCTGGCTTGGTTTGGCTTGGTCTGGTTTGGTTTGGCTTTCGGTTTTCGCCGCGTTTCCCGAAACCGGGGGTTTTGCAACATCGGAAACCCCCGGTTTCTCGTTCTCAGAAACCTCCGGTTTCCGCGTCTCCGAAACCATTTCCAACGATTCGGAATCAGGCTCGGAAACCTCGGAATCCGTCTGGCTCTTGCGAGGCCGACCGCCCTTGGAGCCGCGCATGCGCGATTCCTTGGAGTTGTCGATGTCCTCCTTCAGGCTGATGAAGATGGCCTTCAGGAGGTACGGAAGCTCGACCTCCTGGCCGAACATGCCGTACATGCAGATCGCGTAGCAAAGCTCCTTGCGGTCGGCCTCGTTGAGCGCGGCGCACACGTCACCGAACTTCTCGAATATGGTGAACGCCGCCGCCATCGCTAGCGCTCCCAGTGATAGGCGCACATGCTGGCGTTGATGGTCACCGTGGCGTGCTCGCCGATAAGCGCCTCGATGACGTGGAACTGAAGCTCCTCCACGTCGGGGTGCTCGATGAGGTAGGCCATGGCGATGCGGCGCATCTTGGCCTCGCTCTCCCTGGGCTTGGCCACGGCTCCGCGCGTGCGCTTGGCGCGGGCGATGACGAGGTGCGCGATGCCGCCGTTGTTGGCAACGATCTGCGCGGAACCCTCGTCGCACGAGAAGCCGCCCTCATCGATGTTCTCGAACCCAAGCTCGCCCAGGCGGCGCACCGCCGCGAGCATGGCGATGGGGTAGGTTGTCTCCTGCTCTGGCATCTGAATACCTCCCTAGAACGGAATGTCCTCGTCGTAGATGTCCTCCGGCTCGTGCGCGGCCTGCCCCTGCTGGGTTCCCTGGCCGCTCATGAACTCGATCTCATCGATGACCACTTCGAGCTTGCTGCGGCGCGAGCCGTCCTTGGCCTCCCAGGACGAGTAGCGGAGCCGTCCTTCCACGGCCACCTTGCTGCCCTTCTGGATGTAGCGGTTCGCCGCCTCGGCGCGCTTTCCGAAGATGAGGCAGTCCACGAAGTTCGGGACGCTCTCCCACTCCCCCGTCTGCGGGTTCTTCCGGCGGTCGTTGACCGCGAGGCCGAACGAGAGGATGGGCGTTCCGCCGGCGGTCGCCCGAAGCTCGGGGTCGCGCGTGAGGTTGCCCGAGAGGTTGACGCGGTTAATCGACATCGCCTGCCTCCTTTCCCTGGTACTCATCGACCGTCTTTGCCAGCTGCTTGCCGTAGTCCACCAGCTGCTCGTCGGTCAGCTTGTCGACGGAGTCCACCTCGTAGGTGGCGATGAGGTAGGCGTTCAGGCCGTCCTCGCTAAGGCCGCGCTCCATGAGGGTCATCCTCAGCTGCGTCACGCGCGCGAGCATCTTCTTGCGCCGCTCAACCGGCTTCTGCTTGGTGGTCTTGCCGAGCGGGTGGTTGGTCGGGTTTCGCTGCTCCTGCGCCACGTAGTCCTTGGCCGCCTTGCCGTCATCGTCCTCGCCCGCCAGGGCGAAGGCCGTGCGCAGCGCGTAGCGGCGCATGTACGTCTCCCACGAGCCGCACGCCTGCGCGTCGGTGAACGGGAGGATGGGGCGCTGGTCGAGGATGCGGTGGTTCTCCGCGTCGAAAACGATGGTCTGGAGAACGTACTGCTGCGTGTCCTCGTCCCACACCTGCTTCTGCGTGAGGCCGATGCCGTTCTTGATGAGCGGCGGGCGCACCGCCGCGAGCACCTGGTCAAGCGTCTCGTACTTGTACGTGTAGCGCCCGCCGCTGCGCGTGGGAGCCTCGGCCGTCGCGGACTTCGTGGGATTGACCATCTCCCCCATCGCCGCGATCAGGCGCTCGTCAAAGGTCTTGGTCTCGGCCATTACCGCACCTCCCTCACGAGGGCATGGCGGTAGCCGTCGCCGAAGCGGGAGGCACCGTTGCTAGCCCAGAACCATCCGAAGGGAGCCGCAGAAGCCCCGTTGAGGCGCTTCCAGCCGGCGGGAAGCGAGTAGATGCGCGGCACCATTACTCCACCTCCCCGTCGAGCAGGGCGATGGCGTTCACGCTCTCGATGCGGTTGCCGAAGGCGCGCAGAACGTCCTCGGGCTTGCACCCGCGCACCGCCGCCGTCTTGGCGGCCTTGGGGTTCCACCCCGCCCACTCAACGACCTCGCCGGTGGGCTTGTAGACTACCTGCCCGCCAATTAGGTCGAACTGGCTCTCCCAGCCCTTCGCCGGAGTCTCCTGCACGAGGCCGACCTGGCGCAGGAACTCCAGCGCCGCCGGCATCTGCTCCGCGTAGATGAACGGCGCGGGCTTGGAGTAGCTGATGCCGACCTCGCCGACCTTCTCTCCGCCGACGAGGATCGCCTTGCGGTCGGTGCCGTTCTCGGCGTAGGCGTCCATGATCTCGGCGCGAGCCTCGTCCTTGGCGTCCCTCAGCGCGGGGGTGACGCGCTTGTCGAGGGCGCAGAGCAGCGCCAGCTTCTCGTCCTTGGTGATTGCGGTCTCCATTACAGAACCTCCCCGGTCTCGTCATCGAACGCGAACGCCTCCTGCTCTGGCGTGATGCCCAGGATCACGTTCTCGCCGCTGTGCTTGATGATCTCGAACGCGCCCTCGGAGCTGGTAATCACCTCGAAGGTGAGCGTGGCCACGCCGCCCTTCACGTTCGCCTGCTTGAAGTTGGCCTTGATGGTCTGCTTCATGGCTCCCCCTAGTCGAAGATGGCCTTGAGGAGCGTCTTGATGGCATCGTCAACGTCGTCCTCATCGACGGGCTTGAACCGCTTCTGAACGTCGGAGAGGGCGTTGCGAGCCTCTTCCTCGGGAACGCGGGCGATGATGGCCTCGCACACGGCGATGAGGGCGTAGGCGCTGCGGGCAAGCGTCTCGCGGTGCTCGGTCGTGTCGGCCACGTCCTCGACCTGGTGGAAGAAGAGGTTGCTCGTGACGATGCCGGAGGTCTTGATGAAGCTGCGGTGCAGCTCCTTCAGCTCCGCGCCTTCCAGCTTGTTCTCCTCGATGTACTTCATGGTCGTTACTCCTTCTCGAATGTCTCGGTGTAGTAGATGCAGTGAATTGAGATCTGGTTGCCGCTCCCGTGCGGCGCGCGCGGCATCTTCTCGGCAAGCTCGCGCGTTATGTGCGCGTCATCGGCGTATGCGAGGCCGTTGAGGGCGTCGAGGACGGCCTTCAGCACGTTGTCAACGTCCGGCTTCTGAACGTCCTGCCGTCCCGCCCACTTCTTGGGGTTGCTCTTGGCCAGCTCGCGGGTGACGGAGACCGTTACGGAAACGGAACCGGTGAACCCAGCCCACTCCTCGCCGACCTGCTCGCGCCACGCCTTGCGGACGCACTCCTCGAACACGCGCGTCTTGCGCGGCGTGTAGATGCGGGCGTGGCCGCCGCGCACCGTAGCCCTCGGGCGCTGCTTCCCAACGATCTCGGGAAGCTCCGCGACGGCGTGAGCCTCGCCAGCGATGCTCGTGCACCAGCTCATTTGAGAACCGCCGTCGTGTGCTGGTCGGCATCGCTCTTGGCCACCCGCATGCGGATGTCCGGGTCTTGCTCCATGGCGATGCGGGCGAGGTACGGGGCGAAATGGTTGGGCAGCTCGATGCCGAAGTTGATGCGCATGCCGTAGATACAGCGGTTGGGGCTTGCCTTGCGGTCGTGCGTCTTTGCGCACTCGCGGCGCGCCTGCGCCTTGTACCACGCGAACTCGTCGGGGTGGCTCGCCACCCACGCCCGCGCGTCCGCCATGCGCTGCTCGCCCTTGGGGTCGAGTCCGGGGAGCGCCATCTGGTTGCTCGGCTCCGTCATGCGGCCATCCCCTGGGCGGTGGCAACGGCGGCGTCCATCGTGGGGATTACCCACCCCCACAGGACGATGCCGAACGCGACCGCAGCCGCGACGAACCCGAGCATCGCGCCGAGCTTGAATGCCCTCATCTGGTTTTCTCGTTCGATCTCGGCCGGCACGGTCATCCGGCGTGTTACGCTTCTCTTGGCCGCATGGCCGCTCAGGGCGCTTTTGCTGTGGTGGGCGGGGGTGCCCTGTTTTGTGTAGAAGCTCATCTCTCTCCCTTCTCTCTCGTCGTTTACCTGCTGGTTTTCATTCGCTTTTCATTGATTCGAGCTTTTTCTTCATGCGGTGCTTCTTCGAGTACAGCGCCTGCCTCTCGCGGTTCTCGCGCTCCGCCCGCCTCACCTCCTCCTCCATCTCCCGCACCTCTTCCGCGATGCGGTCACGTCGAGCCTCCTTGGTGCAGTTGGCGCACCACCCGGTGATGGAAGAAAGGGGCTTCCGCGTGACCGCGCCGCACTTTGGGCAGCGCCACCGAGGCGCGAGCGATATGCCGTAGCGGCACGCCTGAACCTGCACGGAGATGACCGTGCGGCCAAGCGCCTCGGCTATGGCCATGGCTCCCTCGCCCTGGTGCTCTTCGAGGTAGCGGATTTCGTCGGTAGTCCAGTTCATCGCCCGCTACCTCGCACGCGGCGCGTTGCGCCACTTCCACCAGCGGATGCGGCGGAGGAGTTCGGACGTGGATCGGCGTTCGCAGAAGTCAACGTGCTGCTTGTCAGCGTTCGCGGTCATTACGCGCCCTCCATAGCAAGGCGGCAGAACTCGTCAACCGTCATGCCAAGGATGCGTGACAGGTTGAGTGCCTCCGAAAGGCTGAACTCAGTCGAGCCACGCAGCTTGTTGAAGAGCGATGAGCGACTGATGCCGAGCTTGTCAGCAACTGCCCCCATCGTCGTCTCGTTGGCCTCGACGTACTGGCCAACCTTCTCTTGCAGGATCATGTTTCTCCTTTCTCTCGCGTACAAAAACTTTGTACGCCTCACAGTATTGTACAAAGTTCTGCACCGTGCAATACCTTGTACGTGTAAATAATTGGACTCTAGGAGAGGCGTGAGATGGAGTATCGCGACGTGCTTGCGTACTACCTTGAAGAGAAGGGGATGACCCCAGCTGAGCTTGCACACGCCATAGGTTCACCGCGTTCAACGATCAACGCTCTACTCAAAGGCAGGGCGAAAGAGCCGACGCTTGGGAAAGCCAAGGCCATAGCAGACGCTCTTGGCGTTTCACTAGAAGAGATGGCGCGAAAGACCTATGAGGAATAGCGAAGGTGATGGCTTCACATGGTCATGGAGTCACTACGTAAAATAAAAAAGAAGGTGCTAGCCAATGTCTGAGAAGAGGAGCGGGGTAGTCGGCACGATTGCATCGTGCGTGGCTGGAGGTTTCTCTGGATGGATCATCACCAAAGCCTGCGATTCTATCTTCCCTGCCCTTGCAACACCGCTATCCGAGTATCCGGTTGAGACAATCGCGGTCTCTTCAGTCTGCTCTCTCATAGGGTTCGGAATAGGCTGGCTTGCGCGTGGTTCGTCGCAACGAGTGACCCTTTCCGAACGCAGGCATATCAAGCGCCGCGCAAGAGAGAGCCAGGAAAAGAACTTCGAGGAGGCAAAGAGGTCGTTCTACGAACTTGACCCAGAGTTGAAGGCAATCATGCTTGCAGCGTTGGAAAAGGGAGCCTCTTATTGCAACGGAGATGACTGGAGGTTCAGCAGATGCCCACAGAATCCCTTTATCTACCAGTTCGTCAAGACGAAGTACATTGATGGAGACGTTGCCGAAATAACCGCCCTTCCGCTTCTGGAGGAGTTTCGGAGACTGGTTCCTGACGCGTTTGACGGCGTTCAATCAACCTTGGAACGACACGCAAGGGATCGAGGCGCTCGCGTCGTATCCAGCTTCAGCTCATCGTCTTTCAACTGGTGGTGGTACAAGTAGGTTTCTCTATGGGACATCAGGAAAGTTTACGAACGAGAAGGGAGCTGCTAGAATGGGAGCTGCGAGAGCCGAGGGCACTTCAGGGCGCAAGCCCAGTGCAAATCCCTCGGCCATTTCTTTATCCATAGACATCGACATAGAGAGCCTTTCCGAGCGCGGCTTCGATTGCTCCTCGCCCGAGGCAAGATACGTGGTGGAGCGGGTGAGCATGCACAGGCTGGAAGCCTACCTCCCCTTGGTCTCGGACAACGCAAGGGCTATATCTTTCGTGGACGGCAGAATCATCGAGCACGGAGACCCGGAGCTGAAGGAGGCGCACGACCTCATCACCTACGACCGCAGGGTTCAGGTGATAATCCTGAAGTATGCCGGCATCTTCGAGGGGCAGTTCAGGGCGAGGTATGCGCGGTTCATGACGGCGCTCCACGGGGACATGGCGCTGTACGACCACAGCCTGTTCAACCGCAGAGACAAGTACGAGGCATCCATGGAGACCGTGGCCAGGGAGCTGGCCAGGCAGCGTGGGAGGAACAAGTCCATCGCGCGGCACATGAACTCGGATGGCAAGGTTCCACTCGGCATCGTCATAGAGTACCTGACGCTGGGGACGCTCTCTAAGCTCTACGACAACACGAGAGATCGTGACGTTGTGGACGGAATAGCCAGCGGCTTCAACCTGAACTCATCGAAGGCTCGGAGCTGGTTCAAGACCATCGCGAATGTGCGCAACATCTGCGCCCATTTCAACCCGTACGTAGTGCGGAGGCAGATTCCGACCACGCCACTTCCCATGAGGGAGTGCGAGTACCCAAGCAACAGCCCCTTCTACATCTTCCCTATGCTCGAAAGGATGCTCTCGTCCGACGATGCACGGAAGCTCAACGACAGGAACCTCGACTACTCGGCTCGCATGATCGCCGACATGGCCGCCGAGACGACCGAGTTCGCGAGGCTCTACATAGGGACGGCAATAGCACTGAACGTCCCCAGGCGATTCATAGACCGGTCAGTGAATACTTGGGAGGGAACAGCCTCGAAGCTGGACTGATACGAAAGCGCCCCGGTGAGTCCGCCAAGACCAGGCACCGGGGCAACAAGACTCTCCATAAAAGGAGACGGATAGATTATGGCACATAAGACGGCGGTGCTCTACGCCCGCTATTCCTCGGACAAGCAGCGCGAGGCGTCGATAGACGACCAGCTGCGCGTGTGCCGCGACTACTGCAAGGCCGAGGGCATAGACGTTGTGGCCGAGTACAAGGACTATGCCCTATCGGGCAAGACCGACCACAGGCCGGAGTTCCGGCGCATGATCGCCAACGCCCCGGAATCGGACTACGTGGTGGTCTACATGTTCGACCGCTTCAGCCGCGACCGCTACGACTCGGCCACCTACAAGAAGATGCTCCGCGAGTGCGGCGTGCGCGTCCTAAGCGCCTCTGAGAAGGTCGAGGACACCCCGGAGGGCGGGTTGCAGGAGGGCATGCTGGAACTGCTATCGGAATACTACGTGCGCGACCTGGCGCGCAAGGTGCGCCGTGGCATGGAGGGCAACGCCCTGAAGGCCAAGGACAACGGGTACCGCATATTCGGCTACTCCACAGACCCGGAGACGCGGTGCTACGTGATAGACGAGGCGGAGGCGAACGCCGTAAGGGAGATGTTCTCCATGCACATCTCCGGCAACAGCGTGAACTCCATAGCCCGCGAGATGGCGAGACGTGGGTGGACTACCACCACGGGCAAGCCCGTCGATTACAACTGGGCATGGCGCGTGCTCAACCGCAAGGCGTACACCGGCCTCTACTCGTGGGGAGGCATCGAGGTTCCGGGCGGCATGCCGCAGATCATCGATGAGGTCACGTTCGCCCGCTCGCAGGCCGTGGTTCCCAGGAAGCGCCGCAAGGACGAGAACTGGGACGTGTACCGCCTCACGGGCAAGCTCTTCTGCGGCTTCTGCGGCAAGCCCATGCACGGCACGGCAGGAACGGGGAAGAAGGGCAAGCGGTACCACTATTACGCCTGCAAGGAGGGCGACGGTTGCAAGCGCCCGTGGGTGCGCAGGGAGCTTCTGGAGGACTCCATAGCCGATGCGGTTCTGGAGACGTGCTCGGACGAGCGCCGCATGAGGATGCTCGCAAGGCGCATCGTGGAGGCGTACGTCGAGCCGGGCGAGGAGGAGGCCGAGATGGCCTCGATAGAGGCTCAGATAGTCTCCCTGGAGCGCGAGCAGCACAATATGACCCAGGCGGCCATGAAGGGCTTCGTTACGGACGAGATGGTTGCCCGAAACGACGAGATTAAGGCGCAGCTGAAGAACCTCCACAACCGCCACGGGGTGCTCGCAAGCCAGATGTGCGAGATCACCGAGGATGACATCGTGGGCTACATGATGCACGGCTTCAACCGGGATGACGAGGACTTCATCTTCGGGAGCATCGTGCGCGAGGCGTACCTGTTCGATGACTGCGTGCTCTTGGTGTTCAACTTCAGGGACGAGGTTGGAGACCTAACCGAGATTCGCGTCGCGCTCCAGACACAAAAAAAGTGCGAACCCGGCGGTGGGTTCGCACTGTGTTCGCGTGGTGTACCGGGCGAAGTATTTCCCGAACCCGTCAGCCTTCCCGGTGGGTTCGGACTCATCATCCCGCTACGCCGCGCCGCCTAAGCCTCTAGACTGCGCTGGGTCGATTCTACCACGGCTAGATCACGAGTTTCTGACCCGCGTAGATGATGTTCGGGTTGCTGATGCCGTTCTTGGATGCGATGGCCTGATAGGTGGTGCCGAACTTGGCCGCGATGCCGGAGAGCGTGTCGCCGCTTTTAACCGTATAGGTGGTTGACTTGCCCTTGCCGTTGATGATGTCCTGCGCCTCCTGGTACTTGCCGCCGCACGCCTCGATGACGGTCTCCCGAACGGGGTTGTTGCCGTACTTCCCGGCCTTGATCCACTCGGCGAGCGTGGACGCGGAGGCGTCGTGGGTGTAGTTGATGAAGTCCTGCACCTCATCGTAGCGGCTGCCGCAGTAGTCCCTGCGGGCATCGCCGTTGATGTTGTTGGTGACGATGTGGTACACGAGGTCGAGCGTGGAGCCGGAGGGCGTCACGCCCCCAGAGCCAGAAGCGGAAGAAGAGTCGGAGCCGCCGCCGTCTGAATCGTCTCCCCCGTCGCCGGAAGAAGCCGCCCCTTTAGGGTCGGCGTACTTGTCCCACGCCGCCTCGTCGCCATAGAAGATGTCGCCGTCGAGATTGCCGTTGTAGCCGGAGAGACGAACCGAGCTGGAGAACTGCCAGGCGCAGATGGTTCCGTTCACGGAGTAGCTGGACGGGATGGCGTTGTTCTTCCCGTAGTTGATGTCCGTGATGCCGTTCTTCGGGTAGCCCGCGATCCAGCGGCCGCAGTTCTTGTTCACGGTTCCCTGGTTGAATCGCCATGGGTTCGCGTATACCCAAGGCCAGACGCCGGTGAGGTCGTGGATGCGCTCAACGAACTTGTTCACCCACGCGATGTCGTTGTCAACCTCCCAGTCGAGGACGGGAATCGCCTCGCCGAAGTAGTTCCTCGTGTTCTCATAGAAGAAGTCCGCCTCCGCAACCGGGTCGTTCTGGCGTGCGAAGTGATAGAAGCCGAGCTTCTTGCCGAGGCGCTTGGCCTCCTGATAGAACTTGTCGCACGACTTGTCAACGAACCCGATGCCCTCGGTGGCCTTCACTATGACGAATCCGATGCTCCCGCTAACCGCGCTGAGGCTCATGCCTGCCTGCCAGTTGCTGATGTCGATTCCGTTCATGGACATGTCTAGCCCCTTCCTATCGAGATGAAGTAGTCCCATGCGACAGCGTTGAACTCGTCATACGTGAGGTAAACGGCGTACGCCTCGCATGGGTCGTGGATTGTGATGTGGCCGTAAAGGTTCTCGGTGATGAGGACGACGTGGCCTCCGTACTCGCGCCCGCCATCGGTGAGGCTCCCTGACATGGTTCCGAACACCATCCGCCCGGAAGCCGACTCTTCCAGGGCGCGCTCGGCGCTCTCGTAGAGCACCGTGTAACTGAGGGAGCTGTCCTTCCGGCACATCCACTCGCAGAATCCGGGCATGTAGTTCTGCCCGTCCTGAACGTAGTCGTTCCCCACGAGGTTCAGGAGCATCGCCGGCGTGCACGTCTCGCCGGACAGGTACTCCCACGCCATGGAGGCGCATGTCAGACCGCACCCGGACGTTGCGAGGTCTGCGTCGGCATACGGAAGCCCGCCCCACCGCTCGTCCGTCTGCCTATACAGGGGGACTTGCGGCTCGGCGGGCGTGTCGTACACGATCATCGGCTCAGGCTCGGGCTGCGTCATCACGACGAGCGCGACGAACCCGGCAACAGCGGCGAGCGAGAGGGCTAGTCCGACGGCAGCTGCTTTGAGAGCGGGCTTGCGCCCGACTCCACCTCCGGAACGCCCGCGATGCTGATGCACACGGACAGAACCATCGTCGTTGCGGTGATACCGAGAATCTGAGGCCAATCGAGCGACACGATGTTCACCATGTCGGAACCGACGAGCGTGACGATGGCCTCCGCTCCCGTCTTGACTGCGCGAACCGCTGCGGCCTTCGCCCACTTGATAATGCTTTCCTTGTCCATCTCTGAACTCCTTCCTAACCCTCATCGCCCGCTCCTTTGTGGCGGACGACGATTGCATGAACCTCGTCAAGCTGCTTGGCCATGGCGCTCGTGGTTGTGTCGATGCGCTGCGCCGTGGCTTCGGTGCGCTGAGCCGCCGCCTCGGTGCGCTCCACGCGACCGCCCATCTCGCGGCTCTTCTCCTTGCTGTCGGCGAGCTGCACGACGGCGGTGTTCACCGTCACGTTCAGCGCCTCGATAGCCCGCGTTCCCTCTTCCTGCACCGCGATCTGGCGCTGCGTGGTTTTGATGCGCTCGCACTCGCGGTCATCGAGGGCGGCGTCCGCCTTCTCCTGAACCTCGATGCGGTAGCGCTCTATCTCCAGCTTCTTCTCCTGGATGCCGGCGCGATGCGGGATGTACCACTTGACGATGACGAAGAGGACGGCCACCACGGTAAAGGCCAAGAGTGCCGCAATCGGCTCCGCCACAGCGGCGGCCTCGAACCCGCCGGCGAGCGATTCGCCGCTCATGCCTCCTCCGTGATGTCTTTCCAGATGTTCTCGCCCACGCCGACGATTCCCGGCTCCCAGACGTTGGCACCGTCGAAGGTGGACTCCCAGAGGCGGCCGTTGTGCCAAACCCTGTCGCCCTTCTTGTAGCCGTTGGTGGAGTCGGGCTGAACCCACTCGCCGATCTCCGTCCCCTCCTGGCCGGGGAGCACCCTCGCGTAGACGCTCGGAGCCTTGTCGGGCGTGTGGTCGGGCTGCGTCGTGTATCTGCCGGGGTAGATGAGCTTGTAGAGGACGCCGTTATAGAGGAACTTCTCGCCCTCCACGTAGGTGTGGGCGTTGCCGTCCCATTCAGGGAACAGGCCGTAGCCGATGGTAGCAAGCTCGTCTGAGAGGGCTGGAGCCTGCATGCGATAGATGTCGAGCAGGGAACGAAGTCCCCGTTCCTCTTCTGCCGTGAACGCCATAGCACACTCCTTTCGTTAGGGTGCGCACAGCGTATCGGCGGCGTGAGATTACGGCCGCTCGCCAAACAGCTCGAAGAACAGGCGGTCGAAGTCCCTCACGGTGTCGTGCGTGTTCATCACGAGCCTCGGCTTGCCCTTCCGCTTATCGATTGAGCCGCGCCATGATATATATGATTGCCTCGCCTGCTCCACGGTCATCCTTCCGGCCTTTACCATGGCGGCGTGCTTCTTCATCCTCCGCCTCTCGCGCGTGAGCGATTCGCGGCACGGGCGCACCACGATCCTCCCGCTCTTCGTGAAGCGGAACTTTTTCTTGAGGAACACGAAGCCGCGAGTGAGCTTTATCGCCTTCGTCTTTCGCTCGTTGATGGTTATCCCGAGCCGCATGCACTCGGAGCGAATCACGTCCAGGGCATCCCACAGCGTCTGCTTCTCTAGCGCTATGGCATAGGTGTCATCCATGTACCTGCCGGATGCCTCTATGCCGGGAGTCCTCTCCAGAAGGTGGTCGATTGGGCTTGGAACGGCAACGGCGAGCACCTGATTCGGCTCCGAGCCGAGGCCAAGACCGACATCTCCGCACGCATCGATCTGAAGGTTCACGAGGCGGCGAACCCGCTCGTCTGAGACGGTTCTGGCTACCAGCGCTTTCGCAGCGCCGTGGTCGATGCGACCGAAGTAGTCCGAGAAGTCGATCGGGAGAACGTAGCCGTCCGTGCCGTGCCTCCTCTGATGCTCGGCAAGCTGGCGCTTCAGGCGAATTAGGGCGTAGTCCGTACCTCTCCCCTTTATGTTCGCCGAGCACCCCGGCGTCAGGGTCGGCCAGATTGATGGCGCGAGCGAGTTCTTGCTGATGGACTTCTGGATTACCCTCTCGCTGAAGTGCACGGAGGTGATGTGCCGGAGCTTTCCCCTCTCGGAGATGTCGAACCGAACGAACCCGCGCCGTATGTCCTTGCCCGACAGAAGGTCGTTCCTAGCCTTTAGTATGTTGCGCAGAACGTGCGCCTCGTAGCGCTGGACGCTTGCCTTCCACCTGACCCCGCGCGCCGAGAGGCGTGCCGCCTCGTATAGGCTGTCGGTGCTCGCGATACTCTCTAGCGAGCACCCCCCCCCGTTACGTTTTTGCCGGTTCGCAGCTCTCTTCTCATCGCGCCGCGCGCGCCTTGCGGCTCGGCGCTCCTCACTGTTCATAATGGCACCCCGCACGGCCTTCCAGTGGCGTTCGCAGGCCGCATAGGGCGAGGCCGAATCCACCCGTTCGTGGCCGCGTTGTTGTTGGCGTTGCCGTTGCTGTTGACGTAGCAGATGTTGGACGACGACCCGCCCCCGACGGAGCGGAGCCACCAGTTGACGCGGGAACTTCTAAGGTGCGACGCGGAGACATTTTAACCCTTGCCGATCGGCTTGACGCCGTTGCGAGCACCTTTCAGTAGCTTTATCTCTCGGTCGATCATCTCTGACACGCAGTCGAGCCTGCTCACCTTGACGGGAAGACCCATCGCGAGCATGCACTGCATGTCATGGTACAGCTGCTCGCAGTCAGCGACCGCTAGCGTTAGGAACCTCTTCCTAGCGGCAACGTTCTCCGCGCTGTTCGGGTAGAACGCGTCCGATTTCACGATGTTGAACACAACGCTCCTGGCGGTCTCGGCCATCTGCGTCGCGAAAACGAACCTGTACGACTTCGGCACAGCGCTCGACGTCACGAGCTTGGTCACCTCAACGCGCAGGGCAATCGCCGTGTTGTAATGCTCGAACTGGCTCAGGTTCCTAAGCCTTTCCGGCACATTGCTCACGCACAACTCCTTCCGAACAGAAAAGGGCGCACGCGCAAGGCGTGCGCCCCTTAGGGTAACACGTACGGTTAGCTGCGCTAACCTAGGAGGAAGCCCGGGCGAGGCCGAGTCCGCCCGTTCGCGGCCGCGCTGCCGCCGGCGTGGCCGTCGCTGTAGACGCAGCAGACGCTGGACGACGACCCGCCCCCGGCGGAGCGGAGCCACCAGTAGACGCGGGTTTCGTCATCGTAGTCGCCCTGACGGTGCGCGGTGTCCCGGAAGTAGTCCCACTGGCAGTCGAAGCCGACGCTCCACCCCTTAGTTCCCCACACGCACTGGCCGTACACCTCGGTCTCGGAGAGAGAGAACACCTTTCCGATGTCGCGCCAGTCCCATTCCGTGGAGTCCGTGATGGAGCCGATGGAGCTGTATCGAAGCTCGGCGAGGACTCGCTGGGTGAGGAGGTACTTGGAAAGACCCTCGGGAAGGCACCCCTCGAACAGGTTCTCCCACTTCTTCAGGTTTGAGACGAGGTAGGGGCTGGCCTCGTCTGAGTTCCCCTGGTTGGTGTTCGTGGTGTTCCACATGAGATAGCCGTCGTTGGCGTATCCGGTGACCCCGGATGCGACCTCGATGGGGCGAGATGCGACGAAGGCGATGTGATGCCCCTTCATCTGGTCTCCGCAGCGGTAGTATGGGTCGATGTGCGCCAGGATGAACCGCACGCTCTGCATCGTGGTGACAGCGCTCGCGCTCACGAGCGGGACGTCGATGTAATCGCCAACGCGGAGGCCGGAGAAGTCGGCGTCCTGAACGCGCGCGTGCAGGGCGTCGTAAACGTTCTCGCCCGAGCCTATCTCGGCTGAGAGCACCGTTGCGAGGTCTTGCCCGGGATACTTCCCCACGAGCGAGAGGCGGTTGTACTCGGCCGACTCCAAGGCGGCGGAGGCTCGCTCCCGCGCCGTCTCATCGATGATGCTGATGTCCGTTCCATCGATTGTGAATGTCTTTGCGTCTGCCATTTCTCCTCCTATGCAAGAGTGATTGCCTGCTTCTCCTCGTTGAACTGGCACGTGGTTGCGAGCGTCACCCGCTCCCCGTCGAACGAAGCCTTGCTGCTGGGCGCGTACACCTTCTCGTCTAGGTAATAGAACTCGTCCCTGAGGTCGGCGATCATGGAACCCATCACGGTCTGCTGGTGCTTCAGCTCCTCTATCTGGGCGCAGCACGAGCCTCCGTCGAACTTCCCCGCCGCCTGGGTTGCTGCGGCCGCCGCTGCGTTCGCTGACGCCGCAGCGCCCATGGCGGCGTCGGTGGCCGCCACGGAAGCGGCGGAAAGCTCGTTGAGCATGTTGTCTACGGGAACGGCGGCCATCATGCCGCACATATCGTCGTTCATGCGGAGGTCGATGACGTTCCCCAGCCAGTCAACGCGGGCGATTACAAGCTCGAACACGCTATCCGTTCGCTCGGGCGTGATTTCCGCGCTGTCCGTGATCCTCGCGTAGATTGCGCCGTCTCGGTACGTGGAGTCGAATCGCCCGGCAACGATGATGTACGCGTACATCCCCGTCGTGATGTCGAAGGAGTCAACCACCTTCGCCTGGGAATGAACGTCGATGAGGAGGCCGGAGGCCACTGCGGCACCGGTGCCGACGTGCCACGCCCCGCCCGACGAGCTGACGGCCAGCTCGTCGCCGAAGCCGCCGCAGATGCCGTCTGAGACGAGATGCCGCACTACGCCACGCAGGTCACTTGCGTTGTACGGGCGGTCGTATACGGGAAGCCCGTCGTCCCCCTCGGAAACCATCGAGTCCATGGGGTAGACCGTGGTGATTGATGTGGTTGTGACTGCCACGCTATCTCCTTCCTATCATCGCCCTTGCGATGCGCGAGAGCTGCTTCGTGCCGACGGTGGCCTCCACCGTGTGGCCTTCGGCCTTCCATATCTCGCGAACCTCCTCGATGCGCTGCTTGGCCACGAGCGAGAGCGATGGAAGCTCCGCCTCAACGAGGTCTCCCAAGTCCCACGTGTCAAGGTATCCGGCGCATGAGATTTTCCCGTCTATCGAGACGGCGGCCTGATGGTCGTATGCCCTCAGCGCGCCGGCAGAGTCAACGAGAGCGGCATTGGGGTTCGCGTCCTGGTCGATGAGAGAGGAAACGTCCTCGAACGCCCGCGCCTTCCACATCGCCCCGGCGTCGAACCCCGGCACCGCGACGGTTCGACTCACCGAAACCTCGTCGGATTGCCCCTCGTTCTTCGACGCGTGCGCGAGCACTTCCGAGCACATGCTGGAGTAGTCCCCGCTGTACTCCATGGAGTCGGCGGTGCCGAGCGAGAGGGCGAACACGCACATGGCGTTGGCCGTCTGCCCCCTCGTGCGGTCAACGCCGTCAACGAGGCTCACCACGAGATGCCCTGGGTCTTTGTCGCGGTCGTAGGAGACGAGCGGGCGGCTCCCGGCGTCGAACGTGACCGCATAGACGGACTCCATGCACGACTTTCCCTGCTCCGCGACGAGCGAGTAGGAGCTTCCTGTGGCTGCGCTCGTGCCACTCCCCATGGAGAGAGCCGGGATGTCGCTCATGTGCCAGTTCGTGAGCGCGGCCGTGACCGCCTGCCTCCAGTTAGCCCCCTTGGCGGTCGAACCTCCCGCAGGGGCTACCCACCGCGCCCAAAGGCACTCGGCGAACCTTCCCGAGATTGAGCACGCGTTTCCTGACGAGTCCTCGGATGCTGTCACCTTCTCGATGACGCCAACCTCGTCGCGCTCGTCGGAGGTGAGCAGGTAGCGCCCCGGCCACTCGCCGGGGAACGCGCACGCAAGCTCGGCGGCGAACTCCCCGCACGTCGAGAGCCGGCGCGTCCACTGGAGGTTCGAGTAGGGTACGTTGGCCGCCATGAGCGATATGGCACCCGATGGGTCAACCCTGTGGATGGAGACGATCATATGCAGGTGTACCTCTCGCGAATAGAAGGGACGACGGAGAGCGCTGCGTCTCCGGACTCCGCGTACCACTCGACGTGGAAAGCGCCCACGGGGATGCCCGCCGCGAGCGTGGAGCCGCTGGATACCTTCGCGGATGCGTTCTTGCCGTTGAGGAGCACCGATGTAGGCCGCTTGGTGAAGTCGATGACGAGCGAATCTCCGTCGTGCATGGTGATGTCCATGCCTACGTTCACCACCGCATCGCCGGATGCGTCCAGAACCCGGATGGAGGGCTTGACCACCTCGCCCGTCGTCCTAACGTCGAACCTCGGGTACGCGAGCGTATGGCCGTCGTTGCGCATGGAGATGCGGTTCTGGATCACGCCCACCACGAAGCCGGCGACGTGCCTCTCGTCCTTGATAGATGCGTCCGGCTTGGGCGCTACCCGCTCCAGGCACGAGACGAACGGGAACCCGCGACGCTTCGACGCCTCAACCACGTCGATGCTCTTCTCGTCCTCGCTCATGAAATACGGGTCGAGGCATAGGAGCGTCCAATCGAGCGTCTGGGTCTCCCCCTTCGTGAGCGGGAGCGAGAAGGCGTACTGCCTGCCCTCGCAGAATCGCTCGTGGCCGGCGTAGGCCACATGAACCTGATACGAGCGCCCGGGGATGAAGAACCTCTCCGCCTCGTCCCTCGCCTCGCCGCGCGAGAGGCGCATGAAGCGGGAGAGGGCGGAGATGGTTCGGTCAACCGTGCCGGTGCGCTCGGCGAGGAGGTACCCGCCGTCGTACTGCGCGTACTCCCCCGTCGATACCTCGTGGGTGAGTCCGTCGAAGCCCTCCAGGCCGTCCTTGGCCACAGACCAATAGGAGCCGTCTATAACGAAGGCCGGGTTGTCCTGGCCAAGACCGTCGTCCCTAACGATCCTGATTGTCGGCTGCTTCAACATGCGAGCCTCCTAGTAGCTGCCGGCGAAGCCGTAGCGCTCGTTGAGGCGCATCATGCGCGCAATCTCGTCCGGGCTTTCGGTCTTGCCGTAGAAGTTCATGGTCACCTCGCGCGTCCTCGGCTCCTCGGCGCGCGGCTGAGCGACGGAGACGTTCTGCGTCGTGGTGAGCTGCGCGGACATACCCCTCTGGGCAACACCGAGAACGGATTCGGTAGCTGCGGCGACCTTGCCCGCCTGGCTCCTGATGGAATCGGCGAAGTCGCCCATGAGAGCCTTGCCTGAGAACGTCGTGTAGCCGTGGCCGCTGAAGGGCCCTCGCTTAGCGGGGGAGAACGGGAACAGGCCACGGATGAACCCCAGCCCGTCCTCCACGGCACCGGCAACCGCGTCGAAGCCCGCCTGGATTCCCTGCCCCAGTCCGTCGAGGATTGCCCTGCCTGAGTCAACGAGCCACTGCCCGGCTCCGGAGAAGAACCCAACGACCCTGTCCTTTATTCCCGTCACCGTGCTCACAACGGCATCGATGCCGGCCGAGGCAGCTCCCTTGATTCCGTCCCAGATGCTGGAGAAGAGCGACTTGACGCCGTTCCATGCGCCGTTCCATACGCTCTGGATGATTCCCAGGGCACCGGATATGACGCTCTTGACGCCGTCCACGGCCGTGGACACGAGGTTCTTGATTCCGTTCCAGATGCTGGACGCTATCTGCTTGATTCCGTTCCATACCGCAGACCAGTCTCCGGATATGATTCCGGTGACGACGCTGATGATTCCCTGGATGACTCCCATAACGGTGCTTATGTTGTTCTGGATCATCGAGAACACGGTAGTTACGACGGACTTGATGACAGGCCACACCGCGTTCCATACGCTCTGAATCGCATCGAGCGCCGTGGTTATCGCGCCCTGTATTGCTGGCATCGCCGACTGGATTGCCGAGAGAATCTGCTGGACTACCGGCATGACCGTCGAGACAACGTTCGCCGCGAACGCGGCTATTGTCGTGCCGAGGAACTGTATGGCCGGCATGAGCATTGACGCTACGGTTGTAACTACGGGCGTCATCGCCTGGACGAGCGAACCGAACAGCAACTGGAGCTGCTGAAGAACTGGCATGACCGCCGTGACAACGTTCGCCGCGAACGCGGCTATTGTCGTGCCGAGGAACTGCATGGCCGGCATGAGCATTGACGCTACGGTTGTAACTACGGGCGTCATCGCCTGGACGAGCGAACCGAACAGCAACTGGAGCTGCTGAAGAACTGGCATGACCGCCGCAGCGATCTGAGCAAAGGCTGCGTTCATGGCGTTTCTGAACTGCTCGTTTGTCTGGTAAAGACCGACAAGCGCCGCCGCGACGGCGGCTATGACCGCGATGACCTGCACTCCGGGTATCGCCATGAGCGAAGCGCCCATCTTGGTGACCGCGCCGCTTACGGCGCTGACGGCCGCCGATAGACCGCCCATCTGCCCAATGACGGAGGAGGCCGCAAGAGCGCCCATCGCCCCGGCCGCAACGGTGGCGTATGGGGCGATCGTGTCAAGGTTCTCGCCCAGCCACGAAACCGCGTCGGCGATGCCGGATATAGCTCCCGTGATTGCCGGTTTGAAGGCGTCGATAAGACCGGCGCCAACCCCTACGACGGACGCCTGGAGGTTGCCCATGGCTCCCTCGATCGTGCTCGTGCTCGTAGCTGCCTCCACGGCAACGTCCTGCATGCCGAGCTGCTGAACCGCCGCGAAGAACTCGTCGGCTGAGATCTCTCCGTTGGCCATGGCGTCGCGGAAGTTGCCCTCGAAGGCACCGGCGCTCCTCATGGCCTCCTGGAGCGCCCCCGACGCTCCCGGTATCGCATCTGTCAATTGGTTCCAGTTCTCCGTTAGGAGCTTCCCGCTTCCGGCGGTCTGCGTCATCACCTGGCCGACGCTCTGGAAGGTGTTCGCGTTTCCTCCGGCCACAGCGTTGAGGTTTCCCGCCGCCTCGGCGAGCTGGGCGTAGTCCGCCACTCCGTTCGCCGCGAGCTGTGCTGTTACGTTGCGGATGTCGGTGAGGTCGTACACCGTCCTGTCCGCATACTCCTGGGTGGACTCAGTGAGCTGTTTGATTGTCGAGTCATCGATTCCGGCGAAGCTGAGTGTGCTCGCGAACTTCTGCGCCGAGTCTGAGGCCGCAATCATCTCACCGGTTAGTCCACTCACGGCGTTTATTAGGCTTGTGGCTATTGAGCTGGCAACGCCCATCACGACACCGGAGAGCGCCGACATCTTGCCGCTGAGTCCATCCGACGAAGCGCCAGCGGAGTCCATGCCCGAGGAAAGGCCGCTGGCGAACTGCTTCCCTGCCGACCTGCCGGCGGAGCCAAGCTCTCCGTCAATCTGGTCTGCGAACCCTCTCATGGAGGGCATGAGCGTTATGAAGGCGGAGCCTACGTCAGCCATTGGTTCCCTCCATTCCGAGCGCCTTGTCAATCTCTTCCTTCGCGGCAAGCGCCGCGTCCCTCTTCCGGTGAGCCTCAGCCCTCTGCCCGGGCGTCTGAATTGGCTGCGGCTTGGGCTTCGGGTGCTTCTTGTCGTACGTGAGCGCCCAAACGAGGTTCCGCAGCTGGAACTCTATCTGCCAGAGCAGGTACTCTCCGGTCTCCCATTCGAGGGCTGGAGCCTGCATCCTCGCGGTGCGCGACTCTGCCGGGAGCTGAGACCATAGGAGCGCCATGCGCCGAAGCTCCGGGACATCCCCCTCCAACGGGAGGGGGATGCCGTAGTACTGTTGGAAGTCAGCAACTACTTCGTCCCGAAACCTCTCTAGGCACGAGACGAAGCCGACGAGTTTTTTGCCTTCACCGCCTCCGTTGCGGCGTCGTTCAGCTTGGAAAGGTTCTCCATGCCGCCAACGCGCTCCACGTACTCCTCGTCATTCCCCATGTAGATGCGCTCCAGGGCGTGGAACATGCCGGCGGGGTTCTCCTCGGAGAAGGCGAGCTGCTTCACGGTGCGGTAGCTCGTGAGCTGGTCGGCGTCGCAGAAGAAGTCGCCGTCAACGCCATCGACCTTGAACTTAACCTGGTTCATCCGAGCCCCCTTCCCTACGCGGCGGCTTCGGTCTCGGTGGACTCGAAGTAGTCGTAGCAGGTGTTGCCCTGATCGTCGGTCAGGTACTTCATCGTGATGGCGCGCGCGCAAAGCTCGCCGACGGCGATAGTGAGGTCGTCAAGCTCGCTGGACTGACCCTTCGGCACGACCTTTCGCCAGCGGCGGCCGTTCTTCAGGAGGAGTTCGAGCACGTAGGCGCTGGTGGTCACCGAGTCTCCGTTGTGCTTAACGGAGATGACGCCGTTGGCGTCGGTAACGTTCTCGTCGCCATACTGAACCTTCAGGGTCTCCGCCTTGATCTCGGCGAGGGTGAACTGGGCGCTCTCCACGCGGGAGGTCTGGGGGGAGTCCATGAGGTCGCCGTTCATGTCCACGATGTCCTCGGAGTCGGTCTCCAGGCTCTCCACATAGCCGTCCTCGGAGATGAACCCGAGAACCTTGAAGGCGGGGTCGAGCGTTGTCTCGATGTCTGTGGGCAGCGTGGTGCCTGCGGGCGCTCGGAAGATGTAGCCGCCCTTCACGCCCTTGGCGGAGCTGACGTTGTCGGTGTTGTTCGACGTTGCCACGGTCTTAGGCATGGTTCGTCCTTCCTATTCGCAGATTGTCAGTTCGACGTTGGTCTGGTATCTCTCGTGGCCTGAGTCGGGGTCAGGCCACCTGTATGTGCCGCTCGCAACGGCGCGGAACACGTTCGGCTCGTCCGCGATGTCTTGAACAGCGGCCTCCACGAGCGATGCGATCTCGGCGGCGCGCTTGCGCGTCCTAGCCCACGACTGCACGGCCAGCGAGGCGGTTCGGATGAACCGGTCTCCGGAGCCTCCGGTCATCTCGACTGAGATGAACTCGGCAGGACGGTGCTTCTGAACCTCCAGCACGGCCTTTACTCCCGTTGCCTCCATCAGGCGCTGAGCCGCAACCCTTTCGACGTCCATCACGAGCCATCTGCCTTCCTTTTGAGCCTGTTGTGCCTCAGCTCCCCGTCCATGGCTGCGGGGCTGGCGCTGACAACGCAGCCGTTCGCGAGGATTCCCGCCTTGCGGTGCACCTCGTATCCGCCGCCCGACTCCGAGTTGAGGTCGTTGGCCATCCCCCGGGCGGTTCTGAAGAGGAGCGACTGGCACGCCCCTCCGTTCATCTCCTCTCGATAGCCCTTGCGCCTCCACTTGAAGCGGCCGAACTTGACGTTGCAGGAGACCTTGCTAGCCATCGGTTCGCGTCACCTCCGCCGTTAGGTTCCAGTCGCCGGGGGTGTTCTCCGGCGCGTACCTATGGGGGTCGCCCACTACCGAGTACTCGGTTCCGCGAACCTCCACGGAGCAGCCGCGAAGCTCGCCCTCGTAGGACTTCGGGAAGCAGAGCGTGAGCGATACGCTCACGCCCTCTGGTCGCGATGCTTCGAGGTCTGAGGTGGAGCCGGGCGCTACGACGACGTTTCCGACGACCTCTCTCGTCACCTTCTCGGAGGAAGGCTCCCCAAGCTCGTCGCGCTCGAACTCGCGCCGGATGACGGTGACCGTATCGCCCTGGATGAGGTTCATTCGACCTCACCCCGCTCCAGGGGATGGAGGACGCGGCGAACCTGGGCGTTCAGGCCGAGCCTCTTCAGGTCGGTCTTGCCCAGGAACATCTCGCCGAGCGCGGAGCCGTAGGTGACGGAGGCCGTGTAGCCGCCCGCCCCCTGGCTGTACTGGGTAGCCCCCGCCATGGCGGCGGGGGCGCTGAGAACCCGGTTCACGAGCAGGCAGCAGACGGCGGTGGCGTTGCGGTCGAAGGCGGCGCAGACACCCTTCTGATAGGTGCCGTACACCTCCTCGAAGGCGGAGAGCATCTGGTCGGTGGCGTCGGAGAGCAGCACCTTGCACCGCTCCTCGTCGCCCGGCTCCCCGTAGCGCTTCTTGTAGTCCTCGACCGTAGCGAACACCGTCTCCATGGCGCGCCCCCTAAGCCATCTGCCCGGCGGACTTGACCTTGGACAGGTGGTCGTTGAGCTGCGCCTTGCACTCGTTGAGGAGCGCCACCACGGCATCGAACTCCGCCTTGGTGGGCGCGTCGCCGGCCGCCTGGGTGGCGTCGGCCGAGGAGACTGCTGCGGTGTTGCTCGCCTTCTTCACGACGCCCGCCTTGCTGGTCGTGGCGTCGCTCGGGGCGGAGCCGCCGCCGGTGAACGGCGTTCCGTCCTCGTTGAACAGGGCAACGTCCATGGGGAGGAGCGGAGAGGCGTCCGCGTCCTCGTGGACGATGACCTTCTGCACGATCTTTGCCATCGCTCACGCCCCCTTACGCGGCGCTCTTCAGCACGGAGAAGGCGTCCTCGTCCAGAACCGCGTAGGCCAGAACGGCCTCGGTGCGGTAGGCCACCTGGTTGTAGCCCTTCAGGTCGTTGCCGGTGTTGTCCGGGTCGCCGTACTCGATGATCTCGGAGGTGATGTCGCGCACCATGCCCCACTTGATGCACGAGAAGTCGCCCATGATGCCGAGCACCTTGGTGGGGGTGGTGGCGAGGCGGCCGTTCACGGTGCCGGAGGCGGCGGCGGGGATGCCGTCGAAGTTGCCGACGTTCAGGGACAGCGGAATCTCCGGGTAGAGGCGCATGCCGGTTGCGGGGACGCGCAGCTTGCGGAGGTCGCTGGCGAGCTTGCGGGAGAGCGCGAAGCCGTTGATGTCGTAGTCGATGAGGGCGTCCGTGAGGGAGTCGATGTCGGCCGCGAGGTCATCGGTGGCGGTCACGGTGTTGGCACCGGCGGTGAGGGCGGTGTAGCCGGAGAGAGCGCCGCCCGTCTTGGGGTTCACGGCGTGATAGACGATGTAATCGAGCGCGCGGCCGAGCGCGGCGGCCTGGTCGGCGATGATGTTGGTCACGATCTCCAGCTGGTTGTCCTCGTCAGCCCAGCGCAGCTCGTCGCTCACGCGGGTGGTGGTCACGATCTTGGCGCGCTTGGCCACGATGGGCGTGGTGCTGATGTCGTAGGAACCCTTCTTGGCTCCCTCGGCAACGACCTCCGCCTCGGAGGTGGGGTTGAACACGAGATAGGTCTTGTCATCAAACTTCTGCGGCTCGCTCGGAGAGAGCGCGGCGATGGTCGAGGTGTCCTTGACCTTGTTGATGACGGTGGTGACGGCCTCGCGGGGGAGCGTCACCTTG